GGAGAAGACAATGAGTAATATCGTACCTTTCCAAGAAATGCAGAATATGGCTCAAGCAATTGCTGCATCTAAGCTATTTGGCATTACAGATGTTAACCAGGTGCTAGCCCTNGGTATGGTCGCACAGGCTGAAGGACATCATTTCGCTACTGCTGCACGAGACTATCATGTCATACAAGGTAGACCTGCNCTCAAAGCAGATGCNATGATGGCTCGATTCCAAGCTGCGGGTGGCAAAGTTGAATGGACACACTATGACGACGAAAAAGTTACAGGAATCTTTTCTCACCCGAATGGTGGATCACTTAGCGTTACTTGGACTATTGAGCAAGCAAGAAACATCGGACTTGTTAAGCCTGGCTCTGGATGGCAAAAGTTTCCACGAGCAATGCTTAGATCACGCTGCATTTCTGAGGGCATACGAAGCGTATATCCAGGAAGTGTATCCGGCTTCTATTCACCAGAAGAAGTAGCTGATTTTGAACCACCTAAAAGCAAGCATTTAGGCAAGATTGAGCCTAATCCTATACCAAGTATTACCCCAGACGGAGAAATCGTCTCAGAAGCCGTTTTAGACGCTCCTAGAGATGATTCTGAAGCTGAAGTTGTCAAAGAACCTACTATTCCAATGTTCGTACCAGGAATAGATGCACCTTATGGTTATTATTCGGATGTGGAGGCTTGGATTTATGCTTTTGCTGAAATGTGTGAGCGCATTGGGAATTCTAGCAAGTATTCTTTTGCTGATAAGCGGGAAAAAGCCAAAGCTCTTGCTCGTGCTAACGAAGGCTATATGGAAACATTCTCAGTAGCACAGAAAATGATTATTAACCAAGCTATTGCTAATTGCGGGAGTAACTAAAATGGCTGAAAATGCGTTTGTTGTACCACCTGGACGTGGCTACCTTTGGTCACAGGAAAAGAACAAGGAAACCGATCCTGACTTCAAAGGCGATATCGTCCTGCAAAAGGACTATAAAGCAGGAGATAAACTCAATATGCGAGCATATATGTCCACCGCTAAAAACGGTAAGCAATATGTCTCGATTTACGAATCGGTCACTCAAGCTGAATTTGCTAAACANGCAAAAGCAGCCAGTTATCCTCGTGAAGTCAATATTGACGAATCAGATGTGCCTTTTTAGCCGAAAACCGATTTTTCTTGACGGAGGGGAGACATTTTGAGACACATACTGCACTTACCCTACCCACCCAGCATTAACAACTACTGGATTGCTAGTGGTAATAGGCGGTTTGTGTCCAAAAGAGGTAGAGCCTTTAAAGAAGCAGTACAAGAGTATGTTGCAACGCAGCAATTAGAATCTTTTGGGGGTGGTGCAGTCACAGTTGATATTGTGCTGCGTCCAAGAGATGCTAGGTTGATGGACATTGATAACTGTATCAAACCAATCCTTGATGCCTTACAGGATGCGGGTTTGTTTGATAATGACAGGCAAGTCCACCAAGTTTCTATCACACGGGGGCTAGTGAAGAAAGGTGGTGGCGGTTGTATCGTAGTTGTAGAAAATGCTTCACCTTCCGCAATGGAAGGTAGCCCCACCGAATCCTAGCGGTGTTGAGAGCCAGCGGTGACCTGGTATCTAGGGTAGTCACCACCTTACTCAACCTTACAGGGGATCATCATGGTAGTAGAGAAAGAACGTCTTATCGCTGAAGCTATTGCAGCGCAGCAAGAACTCCAGGCTTACATTCAATTCGTTGCATACCTCCAATCGCAAGAGGAACGTATGCTCACGAACGTTTCATTTATCCTTTCACAACTGATAGAGGCACTAGAAAATGAGTAAATTATTTATCGCTACACCGATGTACGGTGGAATGTGTACTGGGGCATACGCTCAGAGCCTTCTAAACGTGTCCTCTATCCTTCAATCGGAAGGACATGAGGTATTGATGTCATTTATGTTCAATGAGAGCCTCATACCTCGTGCTAGGAACGCCCTTGCTCAAGCCTTTATGAAGTCTGATGCCACGCACATGATGTTCATTGATGCTGACATCAAATTCAATCCTTACGATGTCCTGACGATGCTGCAAACGGATAAAGATGTCCTGTGCGGTATCTATCCCAAGAAAGAGATCAACTGGACAACCGTTAAGCAAGCTATGGCTAATGGCGTACCTGACGATCAGCTTAAATATCACACAGGTAGCTTTGTTGTGAATCTGGTGGACTATGCACCGTCTGTCACCGTTCCTGTCGATCAACCTGTTGAAATACAGAATGGTGGTACAGGTTTTATGATGATTAAGCGTGAAGTGTTTGAAAAGCTACAGGATCACGTCAAATACTACATGAATGACGTGGCAGACTTAGGCAATACGTTACAGGGAAGAGAGAAAATATTTGAATACTTCCCGACACCTATTGAAGCAGGGACTGAACGCCTATTGTCAGAGGATTATGGCTTTTGTGCAGCTTACAGAGCGATTGGCGGTCATATCTATGCCGCACCTTGGGTAGTCCTTGCTCACATCGGTACGTATATGTTTGAAGGCAGGCTTATTCCCGCACCATGAGACGCAAGAAATTCGATGCTGAACTTGATAAGGCTTGCGATCCTGAAACCAGAGAGGCAGTCAAGCTCTGGGTCAGGCGCAACTGGCAAGTATTCGCTGAAGACTGGGAGAAATACAAAGCCGATCTGCTGCTTAAACGTGAAGGCATACCCGTTGCATACGCAGAAGTAGAAATGCGATCCTGGGGCGGTTCTAAATGCCCGTATAAGACCATTCATATTGCTGAACGTAAAGAGAAGTTGTTAAAAAACAACCTGCCAACATTAATGTTCGCATTAAATGATGATTTGCGTTATGGGTATATGTGTATAGCTGAAAGAATACTAAACTGCAACAAGGTTGAAGTAAAAAACAAGTATGTTGCACAGAATGAGTATTTCTATGATGTACCCATAGAGTACTTCCGTTATATACAACTAAGGTGAAGTATGGAATTCTCTCAGGACTGGTTCTCACACAACATTCCTAACTTTGAGCATATCAAGACGATATTGCCATCAAACAAACGCATCCTGGAAGTTGGCTGCTTTGAAGGACGTGCTACCTGTTGGATGCTAGAGAATTTACTGGACGATAACGGTCAAATGACCTGTGTGGATACGTTTGAAGGCTCAGAAGAGCATGAGAACCTTACTCTGACGCTACTCTTTGAACGTTGGAAGCAGAATGTTGACTGGGTACGCAAACAAGGTCAACTTGTTACCGCCTACAAAGGCAAATCAAGTGTTGCTTTGGCTAACTTGATCTCTCAAGACGAAAAATACGACTTCATTTACATAGACGGTTCTCACCAAGCACCAGACGTAATGACAGATGGCTGCATGGCATGGCAACTATTGAATGAGAACGGGATCATGCTCTTTGATGACTATCTCTGGCAGGATGTGCCAGCGATGCTTCACAGACCAAAGATTGCGATAGATATGTTTACGACTTTGTTTGCTGAACAGGCTGAACTGGTTCTGTGTGGGTATCAATTGGGGATTCGGAAACTCCCCATTTCACCTTCAGCCAAACCCGTTCATGCGCCCAGTACAACGTGATCTTGGTGAGCAACTCCACAGCCGTAATGCTAAATGCAATGGTTGCTTTTTGAGTAATCAGCCAGGAAATAAAAAAGGTATCTAGGCTACCAGTTATACGCCAGGTGATGCCTTTGACTAAGCTACGAATATGCGAGTCCATCATCGTCTACACCCCCATCTTCTACGAGCAGCTTTACCACGCTCACCTTTCCAACTCTTAGATCGAGCGCAGAATGATTTATGACGTGGATTTTTGGGGTCTTTTGTTGGTGCTTTTAATTTGCTACCAGTTGCTCTATTTGTTTTTGCCCGACCTTTCGCAGTTAGCCCAGCTCCTCTTGAAACAGGGAGCTTCTCACCACGACCCACAGAAAGATTCGGATTCTTAGACATTTAAGCCGCCATCATTTTGGCACGATGCTCAACTAAATCTACCCGGTTCAGCCAGCCTTTGCCATATATCGGAAAATTCTTTAAAGACTTGTAAAACGTCTCTTTGTTATCAGAGTACTTCTCTATCAAGTTTTCAGGATTTTCTTGGTAAATCTTGTTTACTTTGGAAATAGTGATCGGTCCTAAATGACCGTCAACAATCACATCAATAGACTGTTGAAGTATGACAATAGCTCTGTTAACCCCAGAATTAACAGCAAAATCAAAACAGAGATAATCAATCCCCGAAGGTAGCTCATCAGCACGGACAGCATCCCAATATTCCTTTTTGTATAACGGCTTTACGTCATCATGCGTTAATGCTCGCATGGCTGCTTCATCAACTTCATGTCCGATCCATGCTTCCCAAACTTTCTTAGTGATACCAAGGTTAGTCATGCCACCGGGATCATTAGGATCATTAACAAACCCACCTTCTGAGTCAATCAAGTAATCAAACGACTTATCCCAATTAGCCAGCATTATCTTTTCCTATTTTGATCCCAGCAATCGTGCCAACAAATGCACCCACAATCGTATTGAACGCTGGCGTAATCATCTTAAATATCTCGTTGTTATCCACCTGTGGATCAAACAATCCAAACAACACGACAGCAACGGTTGCCACCATCACCATCGACAAAGTAGCGCAACAAAGCATTGTGATCTTGTCAGCTATGTTCACTTGCTATCATCCTTGCTTTTCATACTCATAATCTTTTCTAGCGTTCTACCGCCAAAATAGAAAGACATAATCAACATACCCCATTGACCTAGCAACTCAACGTATTTGGTATTGGTGTCGTGACCAAACGCAGACATAAGCGCAAACGTGAAATAGCCACTAAGAATCGCTATAAGGGTCATAGGACGGATATTCTTGGATAACCAAGAGTCTGATGCCATATCCGCTTGTTGACGCTTGGTAAGCTCTTGCGCCTCCGTCATATCCGCTTGCAATTGAGCAAGCTCTCCTTGCTGCTGCATTTGCAACAAGTCTAGTTGCGCTTTTGCTTTAGCTTCAGGGTCGGGAAAAAACTTATCAATCAGTTTCATCCCAACGCCAATGATTGCGTCAAGAGGAAACATGATTAGATCGCCTTAAAGAAATCTCTAACTTTATCCCAAGCCTCTACAGCAAGGGTTTCAATCTCTGAAGGCAGGTTAGCAATCTGTTGCTCAAGACTAGCTACTTGCGCCTTTGCAGCATCCAGATCAGCCTGTAGTTTCTCTTTAATCGTCATATCAATACCCGTTTGCGTTAGCACTGTTAGTAATCAAGTAACCCTCAAGAGACACACCAATCGTTGTGTTACCTGTGCTGGTATTTACTTGCCATTGGATGTCCGTTCCTGCTGCATAAACAGATGGAACAACCCGTCTAATTTCAAAGTTCCCAGTAAAAGGTCTACGAGTAAGAATCTGCTGAACACCCGCACTGTTAACAGTCACAACCTGATAACTGTTATACGTACTTTGAGAAATAGCAGGTGCAGTTGAGAACACTTGCGACCTTGTTAAGTAGAACGTTGTGTTAGCCGGTACGGTGTACCAAGAGTTTTGTGACTTACCAACACCAGTCACAATCTTTGCATACGTATTTGACGTGTTACCGTCTGAGCTGGTTAACGTCACGTTAGCCGCTGGGTTGCCAGACACCACAACAAGACTATTTACCCGAAAGTAATTGTTTGCAGTTGCAACGCCTGTCGAACCGTTAAGCGTAACAGTCTCAACAACCGGATTGTAGTTAGCATCCAAGCCATTGATTGTTACCTTTGCAGTATCGCTACCTGTACCTGTCATCAGCATAGGAATAGCAGATGCAGGATACGTATAAACAGTATTGTTTTCCCAAATAGGAATAAACGTATTGCCAACGGTAGTTTGATACCCGTAGATGCTGACTATTTGATGATACGGAATCTGACCTCTACCCACTTGTAAGTCAAATGGTTCAGTCCTTCCGTGCTGCGTCATCGAGAAGGAAGATGGAGATGCCATTATTTGTACACCTTGTGCTTGGTTTCAGGCTTAGTCGTTGGCGACCAATTCGTATTGCGTTGCCCACCAAAATTCCAGACAGAAATGTATCCAGCAGGAAGCTCACCGCTTACATGGGTGTTCTTGCCATCCCTAGAACCGTCTCTTGGCAATTGTGGACGAACAGATTTAGCAATCTGTTGGTTAACTTCACTCGGACGCTTGTGACCCTTGATCATTTTTAATCCTTTCTTTCACGTTAATAATAAGATACGAGAATATTGAGAAAAAAGCCATAGTGACCAATCTCTCCCAACCTGGATCGTGCATCACCCAGCAAGCTAGAAAGAATGACAATCCCAACGACAAGATGACAAGCAACCGACCCATCACCACATCCAATGCAATCCGAACAAAAGCAATGACGTTCATATGTATCCCCTAGTTAAACGAATACACAGTTTAACCTTACTCGTCATCTTCTGGGGTAACAAATCCTGAACCCCACTCATCCTCTGTTACTTTCAACTTCAACTTCTCTACGTTAATCGCTCTATCCAATACCCTACACTTATCTACAAGCGTAGCAGTAGGATCAGCCATCACATCCTGCAACATCCTAGCAATAGCGTTCTCCAACGCTGGATTAACGCCTTTTGTTTTCTTGCTCATTAGTACCCCATTGCTCGTCTAACTCCGTAAGCAGTTGAGCCGCCAACAAATGCAGCACTGCCTGTGATTGCGCCACTAATTAAATATTTAATCTTTCTAGCGGCTTCTTCTTTTGTTGTTGCCAATTGCTTAATATTATTGATTTCTTTTGTCCACAATGAATACTCATTTTCATTGAGTATTTTTGCTTGATACATATCATCAATCATTTTTTGAGCTGTTCTAGGAACTTCAGAAGCAGTAGCATTTTTAACAAAATTGTAGTTTGTGTTTACTAACCCTTGTTGTTTATCAGATAACTTTGTTATTGCTTCTCTTTCTGTTTCTGCTCTTTTACCAACTTCTGCACGTTTTGATTTGATTTGATTTATTTGCTGATCTAATGATCCAACTTTGGCTTCAGATTCACCTAAGTTTGTCACATACCGACGAACACGTTCATTCAAACCAGGAATGTCATTTACCCATTCACCGTTCTTTTCTAACCATTGTTTTGCTTGTTGAGCGTTTTTGCCTTGCAGCTCATTAACAACGTGCTGGGTAGCAAACTTGCGTACAGCAGCTTCGTCACCCGCTAATTGTTCACGCAAAACACGAACGGTATCCCGATTCTGGAAGTAATAACCAGGATAATCAGTTGGCATCATTTGCAATCTATCAGGTACGTCTTTTTCTTTTGCAACGCCTCTTGCACCAAAAGATGTTTCATACGCATCTAATGGCGTACTCAAATCTTTATATGTTTCTCTAAATGCTTTTCTTGTAGGAGCAAAATTATTTAAAGCCTTGGACAACATATCAGCAATACTTCCGCTAAATTGCTGCGTAACTGCGTCATAACCTTCTTTAGGCAAACCTTTGCTTGCCTCGTTGTATTTACGAAATACTTTTTCAACACCTTCAATGTCTTTAGTTGTTTGCAAATCTTTATACATTTGCATTGCAAGTTTTCTTTCGTCTGGATTAAATTTTCCAGATGTTGTCATTTCTCTGAGATTCATCATCACGTCAGCAAATTCAGGTGATGTTCCCCAATTCTTTTCGGCTGCTTCTTTGAAATAATTAGCAGCATCTTCTTTTGCCCGTTGTGATCTAGCTGCTTCACGAGTAAATTCCGTACCCGTCAATCTACGCTGCATTTCATCGCCTAGTTTGGCAGTAGACGATGGCTTACCTAAATCAGCATAACGAGCAGCATCTGCTTCACGTATGGCTTGAATTTCTTGCGCTCTTTTTACTTCCGCTTGCGTCAAATTAACTCTGCGTTGACCGCTACGTTCAATCAGAGCATTGATAGCTTCTCCAGCTTCTTTAGGAATGTTTTGAGATGCGGTTTTGGCAAGACTTTCAATATCTCCTCCAAATGTGCTTAACGCTTTCTGTAACTCTTTTCCTTTTGCAGCTTCTCTCAAAGGTTTTGTAGCTTTGACACCTGCACCAATAATTGTTCCAACAGGAGTTAATGCTTCACCAAAAAGCTCACCGCCTTTACGATAAATGTCCGTTTCTGGCTTAACTCCAGGAGTCATGCCTAAAGCCTTTTCGCCCAATTGCAAATATCTTTCATAATCTTCCGATGTAGGAAGAACAGTGCTTTCTGCTCCTTTTCCACCGACAAGTTTAGGTATGGTTTGAGTAAAAAAACCTTCCATTGATCCCAAGCCACCAGGAACGCCAGTTGCTACGCCACGTAAAATAGAACCAACCACATCGCCAGATGACACATCCTCTGGTTCTCTTGGTGTATACAGTTTTGATTTGCCCTTCAAAAAAGCATCAGGATCAAATCCACCAGACTGACTTGATTTAGGTTCAGCATTTGAACCCTTCAAAAAAGCATCAGGATCAAACTCAGCCATTACTGGACTCCTAATATTTTCTTAATTTCCGGAACACGAGGATCATTAGGATTTGCTGCAATCCAGGCAAGAGCCGCTTCTATTTCTTGACTTGATGCTTGCGTTGAGCCGCTTGAACCTGAATCTAAAACAGAGTTAACTGGAATAGTTGGTTTGCGAGAATTTTCATACACTTGATCCCACACTTGACGTTTAGCAGTAAGTCCAGGATAAAGGTTCTCATAAATTGCTTGTTGATTTTGCATATCTTGTTTAGCAACTCTAACTCTTGTTTTTAATGCGTCAGCAGTAATTCCTTTCCAACCATAAATAGGCTCTAGAATTGCTTGTTCAGGACCAGTAAGAGCTTTACCACCAATCAAGAACTCACCCGCTTGCATACGAGCAAGTTTAGATTCAAGTTCAGGGAAATCTTTAGCTAAACGCTGCAAAACGGCTGGTTCAAGTTTTGTAGCCGGAGTAATATATTTTGAGTATTTTGGATCATTAAGCAATGTATCCAAATCTTCAAGGTTTTTAATAGTTTGATAACGATTAACCGTTTGAGAAATTTCTTGTGCGGTTTTAGGCATACCTTCACCCAATCCACCTGCTTTACTTTGTGCCGCACCCATCTTACGAGCCGTTCCCATAACGGACGGATCAATTGGGTTGCCTTGCAGATCAGTTGTCTTGTGTGTTGCTGTATTGTAAATAAACGCTTGATTCGTTTTGCTATCAATCCACGTTTCTTGATTTGCTAGGTTTTGCTGTTTTATCTTGTTAACATATTCTAGTGATCGTAATGCCAAATTATCCAATTGAGCTTTTACTTCAATTGTTTTCATACTATTGTTAGCAACGTAATCAGACGCAGCAATACCTTGATAAGCTCTGGCTTTCAGTTCTGCAAACTTTTGATTAGCTTGTTCAAGGTCAACTGCACGTAATTTAGTTGCAGATTCAAGCGTTGCTGCCACAGCAGCAGCCTCGGCTTGCAATCTCTTCATGTTAATTTCAAATTCTTTTTGACCATTAACAATCATGTCTTTACGACCTTGCTGATAGCCCTTTAGCGTACCGTCAATAGCAGAAAGAACATTTGTTGCTGATTGTTTTCCTGACTTACCAAGCATCACACCAAGAACACCAACGATTCCTGCTAGCTGTGCGTAATCAGATACCGTTTCTTGCGGCACATGATAAGTTTCCTTCATCTGATTAGCAATTTGTTCTTGTTGCCTTCCCGTCTCTTGTATTTTTTGTTTGTACGGCTCATCAACTGAAGCAATACGTCTAGATTTGATTTTCTCCAATTCAGCATCTAATTTTGCTTTGTTCTCAGCATTTGCCGCAGCAGCCTTTAATGCTTCCTCAGGAGTCAATCGCATTTTTGGCGTTTGATTCATTTGACTAATTAAAGAGTCAATCCTTACTTCATCGTTTGAAGTATCAGGACTTGCAGTTGTAACGGTATCAACCATGTCTATTCCTTAACCAAAAATACTTGTTGATTGCGTTGCAGGTTGACCTGTCTGAGTGTTATATAGCGGTTGCCCCGTTATCGGACTATATTTAGGCGTTGTTGGGTTGTTAAACGCAATCTGAGCCAAACTCTGATACAAGCTAGACATCTGAGCAGCCAATTGTTGATCCGCTTGCAATCCCATCTGAATGCCTTGTACGGTGTATCCGTCTGCAATACCGTTCTGAGCCAATGCAGTATTAACTGATCCAATCTGAATTTGGTTAGCAAGATTGTTCTGAGCCAACTGAATCTGCTCTTGCGTCAATCCTAATTGAGCTGCTTGAGCCATCATGCTTTGACCTTGGACACCATAAGCAGCACCCGCCTGATAAGCCTGTTGACCTGCCTGGAACTGTTGTTGAGCAAGGTTAGCTAACGCATTCTGTTCTGCAACCCCGGCTTGCATTGCACCAACACCGCCACGAGAGGCAATACCTTGTTCAGCCTGTGCTTTCAGCGCATTGTAAGCCTGTTGATTAGCAGGAGTTAATGCACCGCCTAATGCTTGTTGCATTTGCTGTGTGCCAGTATCAATTAGAGGCTGACCGTAAGCAGAAATGTTCTGACCAATTTGCTGCAACTGAGGAATAACCGCACCAACTTGATTGGCTGCTTGTTGTCCATACAATTGAGCGTTTTGAGCAATATTGCCTAATTGCTGTTGTGCAGCTTGAGACTGAGCTTGAACTTGAGGAGCAATAGCACCTACTTGTTGTGCCGCTTGTTGTCCTTGTTGAGCAGCCGTTTGTGCTTGACTACCTACAGCAGCAGCCACACCACCTAATCCAGCCAATTTAGCAAGACCAGCAGCACCACCTAGTGCGCTAGTTAATTTACTTAGCCAATCACTGCTACCGCCATCAGGCTTATCCGTAGAAACAGGAGTTGTAATAGGTGGAGTAGGGGTATCCGAAGATGAAGCAACACCGCTTTGCGTAGATTCTCCAGGAAATGTAAGACCAGCCGGACTTCCTAATCCCGTAGATGGCGCAGCAGTTGAAGTTGTTGGTTGATTGAAATATGAACCAGACAGAGCTAAATCACCTGCTTGTGATGCGGTTGACGCATCTCCTCCGCCTGCACCAGCACCTCCTGCATCTGCTAGCGCATTACTAATTTGAGTGTTTTGAGCAAAACCACCACCAGAACTCGGTTGTTCAAATGCTGTCTCCATACCGCTAAATCCAGTATCGCCATCATCAAACTCAAGCAATCCTGTATCAGGGTTTCTACTACCTCTACCACCCCTTTTCTTGAGCAAAGCAGCTTCTTTAGGCGTAATGTGAGCAAGCACCGTGTCTTTGCCACGACCTTTGGAGCGCAATAGCTCTGCCAAACCTGGCAAGTCTAGCTTGAGCGATTCCATTAATAACTTACTCATCAATAACTCCCTGTATCGTCTTTAACTCTTAATGATGCTTGATTCCATACGTTCTGTTGTTGCCCACCCGTTGAAGGATCAGGTACATCACTTGTTGCTGAACTTGGTGATCCTACGTTTAATGCGCTTGCTAATGCCTGTGTACTCGGTGATCCAGTCGTATTAACCCCACCTGGACCATATTCAGTCACACCGCCAAAAGTAACACTACTACCGCCACCTGCACCACCACTTGTGCCACGAGTACCGCCTGTACCAGATGATGAAATCTGAGTGGTTGTGGTCGGCGCACGAGTTTGACCAGGCGCACCAGTTGCAGGAGCTTCTGTTTCAGATGTCGTAACGTCTATACCCAATAATTTAGCAAGTTCTGGGTTAATTAGATACTGTTGCGCCAAAGATTCTGCGCTAGTTAAACCCTTTGTTAAGTTCTGAGCATCTTGAGCTTGTTGAATAGCTAAATTGGTATCAGTAGGCGCAATATCCTGTTCCATCAATTGCGTCACCCAATCTGGCGTTGTTGCCTCAGTTGCCGCAGTTTGGAATCCAGATGAAACGCCGCCTTCAATTGCACCTAATTCAGCAGCTTGTGCCTGTTGTGCGCCCGTCTGTCCAGATGCGACAGAACCACCAAAATTCTTTGCTGCATTAGAAACCGTGCTTCCCAATATTTTTGCAACGTCTGAAGAAACACCAGCACCTTGTAACAAATCAGAAGCAGTTGATCCTACAAAAGGGCTTATTCCTGCACTTAAAGCAGAAATCAAAGGATTTTTGTTGGACAATGCTCCTGCTGCACCTGAGTTTGCGGCTTGAATTAACGCATTTCCAGCATTAACTGCGTCTTGACCTACTAACCCTAACGATGACCCTAATGATCCAGCAAAGCTATTTATTGCTGTTGCTAATCCAGATGTAACCGTTTCTCCACTTAATGCAGACGTTAATCCTGCAAACTCCGGTGACATTAACGCCGCACCCGCTACAAATAACGCACCTTGAAGTGCGCTTTGCAATATTCCTTGTGTTTGAATATTCTGTAGAGGAGCAATATCAACTGGATTTGCATTACTAGGTTCAGCAACCTGTCCGGTCGCTACCGCCTTGTTGTAACTTGCGGGTGTCCAAATTTGACCTGAAGCACCACGCCATGCCGTTACGTTACCGTTAGCATCAACGTTAATGGTTGGCGTGCCTGTGTAATCATTGATCTGATACGGTTGCCCTGTTGCAGGAGCATAGCCCTGTGTCCAAGCAGATGCGCCATATTGTTGCTGCAATGCCGCCTGTTGCTGCTGTTGTTGTTGCTGTTGTTGCAGGGCTTGATAATCAGCAGCCGTGACAATGTTGCCATTTGGATCGACATAGTATCCAGAGCCATCACCACTACTAACGAAACTATATCCATCCATTTACCGAAAACCCATTTTTTTTGGAGGCGGGGGAAACTTTTTCTAATCTAGCTTGTAATGTTCAAGGCAGACGCAATTTGTTCGTGAATGTACAAGTGAGAAGCGATCCAATCATAAAAATCATCTTCTACGTTCCAATCTACATCCAACATATTCTCAGGATTATCAAGCTGTAAAAGGTTCGCAATAGCCTGATGTTCGTCCTGATGAGAGAGCAACCAATCGTCCAAATTATCAGGATTTGCGTCCATTAAGTCGTATGCAGGGATGATATAGCCCTGTGCAAACAGCGTATCCCGAAAAACCTGGTGTTGTAGACCATTTTCAAAGAGAAATTGTCCTAAAGAGTCGATGTCACCAAATTCTACGGTCGATAACGCTGCATAATCCATTATCTATCTGCCTTTTGATCTAGCTTGTCATAAACCTTGTCTAGCAATTGCTCAATGCGGTCAAACCTAGCGGCAATATCAACTTTCTTGACGTAATTTTCAGAAACATGAAGCTCTAAACTGTTTACGTCAGTTTTTAAATCTTGCACTGCTTCCCAAAGCTGTCGAGCGAACCAACCAATGACAGAAAGTAAAGCAGCTAATCCTACGTTGATAAATTGTTGCCAGTCCATTGATTACACCGCATAGTAAGGAATCTTAACGACCGTCCCATTCAAATCAAACTGAATATATCCAGCAGGGACAAGAGGAAGGCTAGATGTAGCAAACGTAGCGGTAGATGATGTTGTAGCAGTATGGTTAGTTGTCTGTACGTTGATCGAACCACCCGTAATACTTACGTTAGATGAAACAAGATTAGCAAGATTCCATACACCCGCAGACGTAACGTTACCTAATGAAGTGTTAGCTACGCCACCGTTATAGAAAGTTAATCCGTCACCACCACCTACGCTGATGCGACCATTACCTGTTGAGTAATCAACAACGATACCGTCTGTATATGTTCCACCAAACGTACTTTTGGAATACAAGCCATTGTTAGCCGTAGCTTGTATAAACACAGCGTTAGCAGGAGTTGTCGCACCAATAGATACGTTATCCGCTGTGCCGCCTGTAATGGTTACTGCATTGGCGTTCTGAGTCGCCATCGTACCTAAACCTGTCACCGCACTGTTAGCAATGCTGATTGCTACGTTGACAGCGTTAGTAACCTGACCTTGAGCATTGATCGTGACTTGAGCAACGGTTGATGCGTTGCCGTATGTTCCTGCTGTGACTGCGGTGTTAGCAAGCGCAATCGTTCCGGTAGTCGTAATCGGACCACCTGTTAAACCCGTACCAGTAGCTACGTTGGTAACTGTGCCGTTACCACCACCACCGCCACCTTGAGTAATAGCTACTGTCTTTAACATAATTTACATTCCATCGCCATTTGTGATGTAAATACTTGCTGTACCGCTTGACGTAATGCCAGTAAAGTATGCGTTAGGCACAAACGTCAGAATCTCATCCGTACCGGGAAGCAAAGGCAAAGAAGCCTGTGAACTGGTCACAACGACCGCATTGCTTGTAGCATTAGCTGCACTTGTACCGTAACCAAGAAATACGACAACGTTACCGCTATTGATAATCCGATACTGGTTTCCGTTTACATTAGATGTAACTTGCACAGGTGTAGGCGCACTTGTCGCAGCCGTAAACGTTATGGTGTTACCGTACTGGGTAAAAGCGTTTGTACTCATTGTGCAGCCTCCTGAGTAGGCGGTACATAATTAGGATCGTTAGCCCAGACTACAGGTGCAAGTGCAGCAAGTGCATCGACTGTCGTGCAAGCATTGATTGCTGTCGCTTGGTTAGCAGCTTGCGTCCTGATCTCTGCTCTCCATGTATTCCACGCAGCAGGAACTTGTGTACCTGTCTCAGTAGCCATAATCACCATCCAGTCAGATGGATTGAGAAGCGTCCATGCTGTCTGGTTGAGTTGGTTGATTAAATTAGTCTTGAGCGTAGCCAAATCTTTAGGCGTCGTGGTGTACGTCACATCAACTTGATTCGTCTGTGCGTTATAGACAGGTGCGTTCTCAGTTACCCAGTAGTACGTGTCGTTAGGGTAGGGCGCATATACAACATCAACTAGACCAATAGCAGACTTAGCTTGTGGTGTAGAGAGGTTGAGCCAATTGGATGGATACTCAACACCATCCCAAGTAAACGCTGTTCCGGGCTGTATAAGTAAGGCGATTGCGCCGTTTTGAATAATTGCAAACATTATTACCTCGCTAAAGCGTATCTAAATGGGTTTTCAGCAAATGAAATTAAAATATGCCTATGGTTGTTTTGATTTAAATCTGCTGAAACAAGTTGTAAACCATTACTTAAATAGTTATATACAGCGTCAGTATATTCAGCACTAGATGCGTCTGCATCTAATCTTAAATTTTCTACGTTATATGTATTTCTAACAGAATCAAACATACCCCAACTACTACCACCATCTATATCTTTTGAAATAGTCCACTTTGGTCTAAATCCTAAATATACAAATGGACCACTAGTGCTTCCGTTGCCAGTAAAGTATGTAATTGCAGAGTATCCGGGTATTGGAGTCCAAGCATAAATAACATACGTTTGACCTGATCCGTTTCTATCGCCACTTGAGTCAAGAGTAATTACTGAACTTGTCGGCGCAGTAGTCATGGGAGAACCGGGGGATGCCCATGTTGTTGTGGTGTTTAATTCGCCCATTAACACTGAGCCTGTGACAGTGCTTAATGCTTTCCATGCCCCCGTTCCATCTCTGCGTTTAATTATCCAAAACGTAGGCGCAACACCAAGTCCATGACCAACCGTAGCACCTGATACGCCATTACCTGTGTATGTAATAATTGAAAATCCAGCACTAGCATTAACGCTTACAGTCGATGTAATTGATCCGTTGGTGTTGCTAGACGTTGTGCCTTTTCCTGCTTGCCATTGCCAAGCCACATAAGTTTGACCACTTCCATTATAAGTAGAAAATCCAGCATCACTACCTTTTGTTGCTGTAAATCCATTACTGTTATAAGACGAAACATAGCCACCGACGTTTGATGCTTGTGACAATTCTGCATCAGTATTATTAGATTGGATTTGACCACCACCACGAATGGAATCCATCCATACGTTCCATGCTGTACCGCTACGTTGTTTTACCCAAACTAAATCAGGTTGAAATCCAGCAGCGTTAGTGATTGCACGTGGACTTGTACCATCTCCTGTCCATAGCGTAGCATCCATGTACTTATTTCCGGCAAGAATAGTTCCCGTCGGAAGATTGTACGCATTGAGTGCTACATAGCCAGTTGGAGGTGTGTAGGTGAAGGGTTGTTGACCGAAATTGATTGCAGCATTACCGTTGCCACTACTATTTGTTCCTAATGATGCAAAATAATTTATTGTGGCAGGTGTAAATCCTGTAATAGCCGTTGCTTGAAGCACATTGTTTTTATAAAACGATAACGAACCTGCGCCAGAATCAAAGGCTACACCAAGAATATCGCCAACAGCTAGAGTTGCACCAGAACGAATAGTTGTGCCATTGTTGTATACAAGACCGTCACCTGAATAATAACCCCACCCATAAGCATCCCCGCCAACGTAGTTATTGAGGGAAGATGTGTTTGTTGATATACCAGCACCAAACTGAGTAGACGATATTTTTGTTACTTCCCAATACCATTTGCCGGTTGATGGAATTACAAATGTTCCTCTAACGCATCCAGCAGAAGAATTATTCCCTAAATGCTGCAAATTGCCATCTAGCAAAGTAATGCTTGAACCTTTATCTAACGGATTCATTACTGAATAATTAGCAACCGTAGCACTTGTCAGAGTCGGCACATCCGTCATTGAATCGTATGTGCTACCCGCAGTCAGCGAGATGTTATTTGTTGTCCAGTTATTACCGTTACCGCTTGAGTCGTAACCTAGCGTAGTTGTGCTAGTTGTATTTGTAAACGGTAAATAGAACCCGTTAGTACCATATGTACCTGTGTATTTAGCAGGTTGCCATACGCCTGTTACGGAATTGAATGAGCCGAATGATGATGGGGTGAGTTGCTGTCCATCAATAAAATTGATTTCAGCCATATAACCATCAAAATAAAATGGTGTGCCGGGTGCGTTTTCACCACGACCAAGCTGCGTCAAATAAGTGTTGTTGTACCAAGTTGCGTAATTTTGCGATGGATATGTAGATGATGAAAACGCTGTAACTTGAACACCGTTTACATAAAATTTAACTCTATTTGATGCAGTTGCCTGAGTTGTATCTGTTGCAATAACAATATGATACCAAGCAGATGGATCAGCAAATATTTGAGTAGTTTGCAAATTGATTTGCGTTCCTGCTGATATTCTATCAAAGTATCTTAATTGACCGTTTTCAAAACCAATAAACGCATAGTTAGATGTATTAGAAGATACACCTGAAAAATAAATACTTGATGACAATCCAATCGTGCCACGCTTAATCCAAAGACTCCATGTCCAAGTTGTTAGATTACTGGCTACAGAAGGAGTCCTATTTAAATAAGCAGATGCACTTGAACGAAACCGTAAGGATTTCGAGAGCGTATATCCACCCGCAGAGGGTGCAGCGATCTTAGCAGCACTAAACATTAGAAATTCTGCCCATAAACAGCACCATACGTATTTGTGCCATCTTGATAGAAGTTGAAAATATCAATCTTACCCGTAGCAGAAGTCGGTGTAGGTGTCGTACCACCCGCCCATTTCAATGTTGAACTACTGCTCCATGTCAACGCATCAGCAGCGTTGTACTTAACAATAATGGTGTAGCTCTTTCCTGCCACACTAGAAGGTAGCGTAATCGTTGTAGAACCGCTTGTAGTGATCTCTTGTATCGTACCGTTACTCAGAGATACAGTCGTGTTTCCTGTCGCTGTATAGAGCGTTTCTACGTAGTTAGTGACAGTTGGGTTGGTAAGCGTAACCCCCGATGACACGTTACCACTAGATATAGTTACGTTAGTTAGGGTTACGTTACCAAACGATGTAGTGGTGTTCCCAAGGTACACAGCCGTGTTACCAATCGTAATAGCTGTCGCAAAATTGGAATCCAGTTGCGATAACGGAATCGCAGTCGTTGCAGTTGCAAAGGTATATGGGACAGCCATTAGAACCTCACTCTCAATTCATGTTCAAATTCGAATCCATTTACAGTAAACGCAGGATTAGTAGATGTTACTGTAATGCCTAAATATTTTCCATACTGTGACGCATCAGTTTTGTACAAAGCGTAGCCAATCTGACCCCAGCCTATCTGTACACTACTGTTATTCACCCACGGTATCGTTTGCAGATTATTGTTCTGCCAAACCACTAGAGAAGTCAGCGTATAAGGTGGGCTTGATCCATTCTCGTAATCGACCGTTGCACTCATCGTGATCGAACTTACATTCGTAGCAGTCGCTTCAATACCGATTTTTAGAGCTTGCTTAGTGCGTATTGGGTCACCCATTGGCAACAAAGCAGTCTGAATCCTACTGGTGATGGAACCCGATACGTTCTGATATAGCTGATATAAAGTCGTGCCATCCGTACCAAACAGCGTAATACGACCATTTAGCGGGACAGAAGTGATATACGTCAGATTGTCGCCTTGAGAAGTGATAAACCACTTCTTTTCAAAGAAAACAGCTTGAATATAGCGATATGACTGCGTAAATACTGAATCATAGTATCTAAAGTTAAATGCAGCGCACAAAATGTTGTTCAGCAGCACTTGACCTGCATAAATCGGGTATGTGAAGTCGATATTAGGGAAAATACCGTCTAAAGGGTCTGATAGTTTGGTTGTCGTGCTACCAACGAGTGCATACACGCCATAATCGTTCAAAAACAGCACAGAACGGAAATACGGGAAGATCGTATACGGTCTTTTTGACCCTACAGATGCCGATACGTTTGTATTGGTGAATAACGTAACGCCATTGCTGTTAACAATAACGTTTGAGATAACATTAATTGAATCATCGCCAAATACATACAGGAAGTTATTGGCAGATAAAATCTGCTGTATGTTTCCATGTAGGGTTTCATCTGTTAAAACAAAACTGCCAGCAGAAACAGAAGTAAAATCAGTGTAGGAATTAGCAGCAGAGTAATATATAGTCCTACCCGCAGCGATCCACACACGCCCTGAAAAAGACGCAATCCCAACGTTCGGATCAGAGTTAACAATTCCTTTAAGTACTGCACCTGTTCCACCTCCACCTGAGACGGTCACCACCAAATTGGCTGCATTTGTGTAACCTGAACCTGGATTCGTAATTACAATTTCCGTTACCTGACCGCCAGCGAGGATGGCAGTACCAGCAGCACCTGAACCACCACCCCCTGAGAACGACACAACGGTATTTGCAGCGTTTGTATATCCTTTACCGCCTGTGACCACCACAGCAGAGGCTGTACCTGTCGCAAATGTCACTACACCTGCAATAGCGGTTGCACCTGTGCCTGACGCATCATTAATTGTGACGCTAGGTGGGCTTGCAGGGTTATATCCAGAACCCGCATCAACCAAAGAGATAGTTTCAACCACACCAGACAATACGGTTGCCACAGCGTTGGCTTGTGTACCGTTTGCACCAGGCGCACCAATTGTGACACTTGGGCTGACATAGCCAGAACCGCCATTTGTAACCGCAATAACGCCTACAGAACCAATATTGACAACATTATTGCCATCCCAAGAGAAATAACCCTTAGATGGATCAAGAATTAAGATTCTGTCGTTCTTCCATTGTGCGGTTTGTACTCCTGCACCACTAAATGTACCTGCACTAGCAACAACACCCTTTGTGCCATCTGTAGCGTTGTAATACTGTGCGCTTCCATCTGCCTGGAATGCAATCACATAATCTTTTAATTTAACGTTTCCAGAAGTTAAAGTCGTGGCAGTATTTGCCCACGTAACAGCAGTATTGGCTATCGTGACAGTATTGTAGTTAGGAATGATCTTTAGGTTAGCGTAACCAATAGGTTGAGCATTTTCTAACCAAGAAAACTCATCTTCTTTAATAGCTGTGCGGTTAGCTTGAGTATCAATTCCCCTAAAGGTTTTGACTACTTGATACGATTTTTTCTGCTCTGCCGCTGCCATATCAATAAATATTGCTATATGGAGATGGAATTCTTCGTGTGAAGACCGAATTCAGTACAGATTGAGCTTGTGCAGTGTATTGTTGCTTGTAAATCTCAGATTCACCAAACGATTGCTCATAGAACTTAGCCAAATACGCTGCATAGAACTGTACAGGGCTTGTATAAGGCGATTGAATGGTATCGTTGACCGTTGGCGTACTTAAACTCAAAGGTAAAGGCAAAATAACGGTATCCATCTCAATTTGATAGATTTGATCTGGAATAGGACCGATATAAATCGTATTTTGACCATATACAGAGAAACAACAAGGTCTACCAATGTAGTTTTGCCAAAATCTTAGCCTTGCATTGAAGTCTGACCAGGACAAATAGTCCAATGGCACACGAGAATTACCCCAATACAAGTTGATGTTAAGAATATCTAAAGTTTGTAGCCCTTGCGGTAAGGTTGAGAAAGGTATCTGCTCAACGTTACCTACATACGTCAAACCACAAGTACCATTTAAGAACTCAGTGCTAGGTGGATAATTGTTAAATGTGCTACCAGAACTTAATGGATACGGTGGCGCAGAACTGCTTGTTGTTCCTGCCGTTGTAACCTGGTAGGTGTAAATATTACTGAATATAAATGTTCCAGCAGCATAATAAGTATTGGCTAACCAAGGTGTTGGTGCGGTAGCGGTTACGCCACCAATCGTTGTAGCTGGAGGAGGGGGTGTTTGTATAACCTGAATCGTTCGCAGACAGCCAGTATCACGCACAAGACGTTCCCGTGCGGAATTAATGTAATCTGTTAGCTGCTGATCCGTGTAAAAATTCGCATTGGCATCATGCAGCAAACGTCTGACTTCCGTGATGTACCCGGAGAGATTTTGCGACATTTACGTTCCATAACTTAGGCTGCTGATCGGACTTTTCCCTCTGTTTGCTTTACAGCTCGCAGAGGTACTCTTTCCACCACCGGGGATTCGTGGTTCTTTTTTGGAGGCTCAGAGGAAAACTGCCACTTTGAAAGACGCTCTAATCCATCTTCCAAATCATTAGCAGTCCTAATCCATCCGAGCCTTGCCAGAAAAGGTTCTTTGTCTTCTACTTTGTAACCAAAGATATGTCGGGCTGCATCTTCATGCAACTCGACAGTTTCTCCAATCTTAAAAGTCCAGAACTGACCGCAATAGCCATCTTTAAGGATTTTGTCAGAATTGTTAGTTACGTAGATAATAGACATTTAGAAGCTCACTACATCGCCATAAACTGCAATATCAACAGTGTTACTGTTTCCACTAGCAGTGTTGACGTTGACATAAAGTGCTTGAGTGACAAAGCCAGTAACAGCAGTATTTGCGCCGTAAGCACCGTTAATTGTTAGGTCTTGGTATTTACCGCCACCTGTCAAATTACTCAGTACAACGTTTGCAACTACAGCGTTGGAGATGTTGCCATCATTAGTCGTTGTGATTGACACGTTTGCCGATGCGACTGAACCAGTAGCATTTTGAACGGTGATCCGACGAACAATAATTGCACCAGAACCAACAGCAGCATTTGCATTAGTTAAACCACCACTCAAAATAGGCAAAGTAACAACTGCGTTACCCGTAGTATTTAATGCGGTGGCTTTTACGACAGCAACACGACCATTACCGAAACTGTCAAGATAGAATTGACTGACTGAATCGTAATTAGCCATGTTTGCTCCTTAACTGTTGTAAGTGCCGGATACTGCCTGACCACCGTTGACCGTAGCCAAGGTAATCGTGGTAGCAGTAGCAACGATAACGTTTGCACGAACGTTAACACCGTCAGAGATCAATACACCGCCAGTATTATTGGCAATGAGGGTTGACCAGGTTGAAGGCGTAGCGCAAGCGGTGTTGGTGTTGTAAGCCGACACTGCTTCGATGGTTACGTTAGCCGTTGGGAACAACAGATACGTACCTGCTGGAACAATAGTTGTGCTGTTGTTACCAGTTAAGGTCGTAAGCTGCCAATAAGCACCAGGAGTGTTAGTACTGGCATTAGCGAGAACAATTTTGTTTAAACCAAGTGACATGACTATATCTCCTTAGATAGCGATTGAGTTATAGCCAGACACACGGGTCATCGACTTGGGCTTGGTCGAAACCAATTCCGCAATCATCAGAACCGCACCGACGTAACCGATTTGCCAGTTAGGCAGAGTCGATTCAAAGCCAGTAAACACGAACGAACCTTGCTCGTGAATGTAGAGCGACAGATAGTTGCTGTTGATGAAATATACCGTGCCTTCTGGACAGTATGGATCAGGATAAATTGGCACACCAGCGACCATCAATGCACGGAATGCAGCTTGAGGACCGTTGTTGTCACCATCGAAACCATGACCGGGGGTGATAACGTATTGCTCTTGACCAACATAGTCTTGAGCCAAGAGCGTCCAAGTACCGAAACCGCAAACGCCGAAAGTAGGAACTTCTGCGCCGTTCTTAACAGTACCAGAAATGTACTGAAGAATGTTTTGACGGGTTGGGTTGACGCTACCAGCAGCATAAACTTTCGACTTCCACCAGGTGTAGGTCGAACGGTTGATGTTACCGTAGGTTTGCAGGTTAGTACCGTCATCAATTGCACCGGGCAAACCGATGAATTGTTGGGTATTGGTGTAGTTGGTGTACAAGGCGGTTGCCATTGCATCCATCATCACGTTGGTCGCATCGTTCATACGAGCTTCGATCAGAGGAATAATAGCGTAGTCTTGTTGAACCGCACCTTCCATACCGAGGAATGGAACTGGAGCAATCATCAGCTTGAGGTTGAACTCAGCATTGAAAGCACCTTGCTGGACTGAAGGCTGGTTGAAAGAACCAGAGTAGTCAGACCATTGTGCGTTTACAAACTGTGCGCCCTGAACAGGAACAGTTACTTGGCTCACACCGCCTGATGCTTGCTGACTGTTGGCAATCAAAGCAGCCATAAGGGGGGTTGAGTTGTAAAGCTGGACAACCAGCTTGGGAATAAATGC